GAAAAGCAGTGTTTCTTTTTTTATTATGTTTTAACTTCACTTTTCTTATCCTTTGTTTCTAATTCAGAAATTAATTCTTGAACCTCTTTGTCAACTTCAAATAACAGTTCTTCGTCGTCCTTATAATTAGTTTCTTTACCTTCATAAAGACCTCTCGCGAGACCTCGTAGTTCGGAATACCCTGGATGTATTTTTCTTGGCGTACTCATTTCAGGTGCAGCCTGCCTTAAATAATGCTTCCGGCGGGCGCCTTGATATCTCTTATCGTACAGGACGGGAGTGTACAATTTGCCCTTAGATGCATCAGTCGTTGTTTGCGGGCGTTCAAAGGGAACGCTTCGCTGAACCTTGTACCAGTCGGCATCTCGTTTAGCTGGAGGGGCTGCCAACAAAGCTGTTTCTTCGCCGCCTTCCTCGGCCGGCGCGCCTCCTTCAGCTGGGACGCCTTCTTCGGCTGGAACGCCTCCTTCGGCTGGGACGCCTTCTTCAGCTGGAGCGCCTCCTTCGGCTGGTGCGCCTTCTTCAGCCGGGAGGTCGCCGGTTGTGTCTACTTCAGCCGGCATGCCGCCTGGGGCGCCTAGGGGAACCTGTTGTGCTTGCTGCATAAGTTCCTGAGACGTTAACTCAATTTCTGTTTCTAGAGCTACATCGAATTTCCTATCATGGAACATTTCCCTTTGATTTCTAATAAATTCTTCATCTGACATAGCAAAGAGATGTTGTGCTATCCACCGCTTACTGAAGAAGCCTTCTGTGGCAGAGCCAGCAGTATCAAATTTCATTCTCCAATGTTCTAGTTCTTGTAATTCTGCTATTTTAGACGGATTGCTTAACGAAAGCTTAAATGAAATAAGATCTTCTCCGCGATAACCTATTGTATATAAATGAATAACGCCTACTTTTTCAAGTTCTGCAATTAAAGCTCTTTGCAGTCTTTGAATCGTTCTTGCAAAACGGATGTCTTTTTGCGCAAGAGTTGTTTTATCTTCCGTGTCCGCTCCTTCGCCCTGAAAAAGATAAGCTTGTGGAATCTTAAGAGCAGCAAATAGCTTATTTTTTAAATACTTAACATCATCAATATCTCCAGTGTATGCGCCACCTGACAACGATTCAATTTTAGTGGAAACACCTCCTCGAACAGGGACAAAATAATCTTCTTCAATGCTCAGCGGATTATAACGCAAATCAACGCGGCCGGTAGTCGAATCAACAACTTGATTACGCTTCATCTGTGTCATAACTTTTTGCATATATTGCTCAACATCTTCAGGATTTACACCTCCAACATCGACATAGAACACGCGACGTTCAGGAGAGCGAACAATACGATAAGCCATTACTGCATCTTCTAGAAGCGTCAACTGCCTCCAGATTCTTCTACAAGCTTCAAGAACACTAGTGCCATATGGTGCATACTTGTCATTTCCTAAAATTCTAAAATGAGCTATCTGCCAATTCTCAAAAGTTAGACCACCTGAATTCCACTGATATTGTATATAATTTGGATTTGTTTTGTCTTCTCCTTCTAATCTTTCCACTTCTGAAGTTGGTATGCCTATTACATTTTGGATCCCCTTTGTCTCATCTAAATCCAAATACAAGAAAAAATCACCGAACTTACACATCGTACGGCACCAGCCAAATAAATTATGTTCGAGATTCAGAACTTTATGATAAAGATCAGAAAGAATCAATTTAATTTCCTCATTAGGGCACTTAATTGTTAAGAGGGGTTGCAGTTCTGACGAGGTTGTCATTTCGTCTGCATATATATCCATAGCAGACGCAATAATTGGCTCGTATTCCATTTGTTCAAAATCAGAATATCTTTCAACTCGGCTCTGGTTAGCGAGAATATTTGAAGTTAAGTTTTCAAACGTGTCATATGAGGTTTTTTTAAAGTGTTTTCCGCTAGCAGATGTAAACTTGCTTGCAAACTTATCTAGCTGTCTACGTTTATTTCTTCTAGGTATTTGTCTTCGATAGTTTACAAGAGGTCCAGAAAGCAATCTTGTTAATTGTTTAAATAAAGGAGTATCTGGATTTCTTGGATTTTTTGTGTTTTTTGCCATAAATATTAACCTTTATATAACCACATATATTTTTTTATTTCTTCTACTTTTTCAGGTGTGGGAGCATTGTTAATTCTGTGACCAGTCATCCCTGGAATTGTAGTGTTCAAGGTCGATTCTGACCTCACCATTGAATTTAACATTGCTTCCTTATATCTTGTTTCGCGTTCTTTTTCTGCATAAACAGTATCTTTTACCCAGCATGCAATTGCAAAAGCCATGGTTAGGTCGTCGTTATACCCTCTCATGGCCTGAGGTCTACCTTTGTCCCAAATAAAAGTCTTGAACTCGTTGAATAATCTAGCAGAACGTATTGTAATTAATCTGTTGCGAACAAATTCTTCCATTTTTGCAATAATAATGGGCCTAGTTTTAAGAGATGTGGTGAACCCTGCTACTGAAGAGTTGTGGTTTTCTGCTACTATTTGATCTATATATTCATGCGTAGATTTTATAGAATAATAGATATTTGGATATTCTAGTTCTTTCAATTTATCCAAAATAGCAAACCCTATTGTATTGTTCTCCACAATAACCATACAATTTCCATATTGTTTACCAGCATCAAATACTAAATTAGAAAAAATATCTGGTGTTATCTTGCCTTGATATTCTCCAGCAATTTCCATGCTGTCTAAATCAACGATATGAAACACTGAATTGTCTTGGCCGTCGCCTCTTGCTACATCTGCCGCCAACAAGTAAGTGTGTCCTGGATCGTAATTTTCCCAAATCCAAAAGTTCCTATCAAATCCTACTCTGTATTTTGGGCTGCAAAGATCTTTTTCAATTTTCGCGCTATCATCCGGATGGATGACTGTTTCTCCGGACGTGTTAAAATTGCATTTAAGCTCTTGAGCAATTTGTCTTCTCGACATGTTCTTTGTTTCTTTTTCATACCATTCTTCATCACGATCAGGATGCACATCCCACAACAATTTTGTCGCATAAAAATCATTTAAATCTTGCTCAGCTTCTGTATAAGCTTTGTGAAACCAGTTTCCAACTCCATTAGGTGTCGAAAGAGCAATGCAGCGGCCGCCCGTCGATAGAGTTGGATATAAACCTGTCCAAAGATCATCTAAATTTTCGACATGAGCTGCCTCATCCACAACCAATAAGGACAACGCTTCGGATCGGCCGGCGTCGACAGAGGTAGAGCTAGCTTTAATTTGCGATCCGTTGGTTAGTTCGAAGCTTGTTCTGTTATCCACCGATACGTTGGCTATCTTGATCCATGGTGGCAAATTTTTAACTATCGCTTTAACTTTTTTAACAAGGTTCCCTGCTGTGCTAAATTTTGTTGCCATAACAAGAACATTTTTGTCACGGTGGAACAATAGCATCCAAGCAATGTATGCAGCTGTAATGGTCGAGATACCAAGCTGTCTTGCTTTTAAAATTACATTAAATCGGTAATCGTTAAAATCTGTTATTAGTTGTTCTTGGTAATCATATAATTTAAAAGGAATTAGCCCATGCAAGGGGTGGGAGATCTTCGTATAATTGTCTATGAAATAAGCAGGATCCTTACCGCTTCTGATAATCTCCTTTGTAATCTCTTGTTTTGTAAGCTGACAACCCATTCAATTTTCTTATTATTCCTTTTTTCTTGTTACGTTTTTAGGCTTTGGAGCAGTTTTGCCAAGATCAAGCCATTTTCTAATGGCTTGATCTAATCTATCCTTATCACTTTTTTGACTGACCATTTCTACGCCGTCAATATTGCCAATTTTATATACCTGAGAAGCTTGTACTGTAGTCCTAACACGACTTATATATTGAACCAGTATATCTGGTTCACCTTTTTTTGTTAATGTAAGACTGTTTTTAGTAAGTCTTTTATATTCTTTTTTAAGATACTTTGTGATATCATTAAGGTTAGCAGCAATGTCATCTTCAAACTTTTTATCGTGAGTATCTTTTAGCCTCATCTCTCCGTGATATTTTACCACCAAGTGATTACCGTGAAAATTGACATTGAACCCGTCCATAACCCGAGCGTCAATATTTAAGTCACCTTCTTCTCGTTTTAGACCAGCTTTCTTTGGTACGCCGTCGGTCACAATTCGCTCATCATGGGCGCCGTCATACGCATTTGCAGCTGCCTGCTGAATTCCTTTTAATACATCATAAACTGTTGCCATTATTATTCTCCTGCAAAGTATTGTTTAATAAGTAGTTTGTGATTCCACTATCCAACTGAATGTTTACCACCTTTTTTGAGTTCTCCGCGATTTTCCATAGAATATGCAATTGCTGCGGATTGTTCCTGTGATTTACCTTCTTTACCAACTAAGTGTCCAATTTTTTTAGAGACTCGTTTTTGCCCGGACTTTGAAACTTTAGTTTTTTTTTCATCCTCTTCAAGATCTTCTTCCTCTTCAAGATAAACAACTCTTTTTTTCGAAAGTTCATCTGGTGCCGGCGTACCTTCGCCAAAGCCAAGTTCATTTAAAACGGTGTTAAACTCTTCCTTGATAATTTCTTCAAGATCTAAACCAAGATCGCTAACATCGGGCGCTTTGATATCCGTTTTAATTTTTGGAGGTGGTTTGCCTCCCGTGTCTAGAAAACCGCCTTCAGGTTTTTCTGTTTTTACTCCCATGGCTCGGCCGGCCGACAAAGCGCTTTGATATGCCGTTGGGCCGCCGGCAGGTTTTTTAACTTGTTGTGTTCTTTGGTTTAACTTACCTGTCATTTTATTTAGTTCTTGAGGTGTCATTCCACCTGTGGAGCTGAAGGATCCTTCGATGGATCTCTCGGGCTTCGGCGACGGTTTTGCGGGTGGTGGCGCCTGTTCCCTAAGCATAGTGTCCAACTCTTCTTTGATAGTTTCTTCGAGGCCAAACCATGTTGATGGGCTGAACCATTCAAATGGGCTGCCGGTGCCTATATCGGCCTCTCTTGCTTCTTCCCATTTTGGGTCGCTGTATTCTTGTGTCGTGGTGCGCCGGCCTTCGGCGCCAGGTAAAGGTTTATATATCCCAGTGCCCGGGCGAGCGCCGCCTGTTATGTATGGATCAGTTTTTTGGTCAATCTGAGAGGGACTTGCAAATTCAAGCAATGCACCAAGTTCTTCTTTAATTATTTTTACCAAGTCTTCTTTTGTCAACTTCATCTTTGTTTGGCCTCCAGCCTGTTTTCCAGCGCTCTTCTCTTCCTTCTATAAATTCTATATAGCACTGATAACAAGAGAAAAATTTAACCATGTACATATTATCTTTGATATCAAATGAATAGATTTTACAAACAGGGCATTTTCTTCTACTCTCTTTGTTAAGTAGTTTTTTATTAATTAAAAAACCATCTTTTTCGACCTTCTCAATCTTTTCCTTTTTCTTGTTTTCTTTCTTGGATAAACTCTTGAGCTGTTCTAAATATTTCTTTTCTTTTTCATCGTTCCAATTAGAGCGAGGATGTTGTACTGCTTCCTCGCCATATTTTTGCGCAATAGCCCTTTCTAACTCGGCTATAGTATTTAAATCTTTCTTTGACATATTAGCCAATTATACCCCATATCGAATATGACGTTAACTTAGTTAACCGTTTTTAATCAATTCCATAGTACTCAATTATAACTGTTAAAACGCCATCCGAAGCCGCTGTCGTGCCATTATTTACTGCATTGCAAACATACACATATTGATCTGCACCTCCATTTCTTATTAAAGTATCACAAACGTGTACTTCTTTTGCATCATCCGCCATATTAATGTCTTCTACGGTACCGCCGGCGGCGATGTCGGTGCTGTTAGTGTTTGCAGAAGTTGTTGCGGCGCCTACCAATTCGGTGTTGTTCGCAATAGTGGCGTCAGCACTAGTCGATGAATCAGTAGACATCTGAACATTTACTTTGTGTGTGCCTAGATTAGAGGTTGCAGATTTTACTACGGCGATGACCCTTGTTATGATAGCGTTCGCAGGGATTTTCATTCCAGTTACTTTATGAGCAACTGAGTCGACTCCGGTATGGGTTTCTGTGATAATTACATCTGAAGCTGCAATATGCTTTCCGGCGCCGAAGCTAATCTGTTTACCACCAAGAGAGAAAATGGTAGGATCTGTTACCTCAGTAACTTGGTTCCAAGATGAACCATAACCATTGTCTACAACCCAAAAGTCCATCCTTGCAGATTCACTATCGTCAGTAACACTTGTAGCTTGTACATTAATTTCTGCATAAGTTGTACCGTCGCCGGTACCTTCTACCCAAGCTACACCTCCGAAATAATCGCCACTGTTTGGCGTACGAGTGGATGACCCACCCCAGCCCCGGGTCTTTTTAAAACTCAAAAATCCGCCGGCGCCGCCATCATTATCATTTTGAATTATTAGTTCAGGCTTGTACGCGGTTTCAGTAGACGATAAAAGGTAAACTGAAGCAGTCTTTGTGTCAATTAATGGCGACGAATAATCAGTACTATAACCTATAGTCATATTCTGACTGTTGCCAAACTGAATATTCTTGGCATCGGCAAGATAAACATCGCCCAACTCTGCAGAAGTGGTACCTAAATCTACCCCACCAACAGAATTTGGATAGACTGCAGCGGCGCTGATATGTAACCGATCTGCGGCTCCAACTTCAAATGAAATCACGTCGTCTGCAGAAGCTCTGATTGAGGTGTCGGCATCTAGATCTAAATCGATGCGGCCCTGGCCATTGAGATCAATGTTATCAACATACAATGCTCCAAAGGCTGTACCATCCTTGCCAAGATCGACGGCACTGTCGGATTCCGGGTAAAAAGCTCCGTCGTAGAGAACTGCTGAGTTTTTCAGTGTTTTTCCGTCGGTGCCATCGAATAAAGCAACCGCATTATCTGTACTCGAGGCTGGTCTAGTGACGAGGGCGTCGCGGCCAGAATAATGAGTAACTTTCGCCTTAAATCTAGCTTCAGACCAATTTCCTATGGTTGAGAAACATGGCATTTATTTCAGACCTCACTGATTAACGGCGTACGCCACACCTACAGTAATTAGAACACCAGTTAAGATACCGCCTGTGAACCACCAGTGAGAATGTTCATTAGTTTGTCTTAAGACAATATTATGTAATTTATTAATTTCATCATCTTTGATCGCGACCATGGAATCGTATTTGAACCTAAAAGCGTCCAATTCTGCTTGTAAGTTAAATATTTTCAAAGTACATTCAGCATCTAAACGCTCTTTCAACGCATTCAAATTTAATTCATGTTGTTGGATCAAGAGTTCTCTTTGTGCAATAGTTTCTGCTATAGCAGCCGGATTGTATAGCACACCTGTAAATGGAGCTACGTCTCCCTCACTCAAAGGTGAGATTTTTGGGAGTTCATCCGCTAGCAAAGTGAACGGGAAAAGCACTAAAAGTAATATTGTAACAATTTTATTCATGGTTCACTATTTCAAACCCAAAAGTTTCTTTGATTAGCTCTGCTAATTTTTCTGGGTCTTCACCGTGTTCTTTGACAATCTCTTTAACTTTTCTTTTTTTAGCAAGAGTCAACTTCTTGTTCTCTTCTTTATATTTCTCTTCAATAAATTTAACGGTTTCTTGATATTTTTTTAAGTTCTCGTCTCTTTTCCTTATTTCTTCAGAGTGAGCATTGTTAAGCACAGCAACTTCAGATTTGTGTGATTCTTTGGCTGCAATCAAGGCGTCTAAAGCATTTTGTGCATTTTTACTAAAGAGCATATACAATATTACAGTATACGCTAACAGTGCAACGACTTTCCAATTGTGTTTACACCAAAGCCAAACTTTTTGAGTCGAGTGTTTTACAACTAACCAACTTATCATTGCTTGCCATGTTTCCAGGCTGTAGCCATATCAACAAGTGCTTGAGTTCCAATATACGCTAGTGTAACAGCAACCCAATTATCACTAGTAACAGAGCCGTGAACAGCCAAGCATGTAGCAGTAACCCAAGCCAAGAATTTTCGACTTATAAATCTCTCTACATGTTTGTCCGCAAAAGCTTTTAATCTAGCCATGATTATCTCCTTTAATTACCACATGTTATATCTAGTAGCCTTCTAAAAATAACTCATACTCTTCTATACTTTCACCAAGTTTCTCTACAACATATTCTTTTTCGTTGTATGAAGCAAATACATCTTTGAAAGTGTCTCTAAGCTGAGCTGCCGCTTCAGCAATCCTTTCTAATTTGGTATTTTTCTTTATAAGCTCTTCTAATGTTGGTTCGTTAGTAGCGAACCTCTCAGCTGTTTGCATGTATATTTTCTCCTTATCGATAGTTAACATAAGCAAAATTACCTTTCTTCTCAATCTCAATGGTCATATCTGCACAATCTTTCAGAGTGTCCAAATGGGAAATGAGAAGAACAGTTTTAAAATAGGATTTGACCATATCTAAAATTCTAATGAAACCTTCCATATTTTCTTCGTCTAAAGCCGTTGCTGGCTCGTCTAATATAAATAGATCTGGTTTCGGTAAACTTGACACATTTAACAATGCCAGACGGATTGCCATAGCAGCAATTGTCTTT